TCTCTCCACCAAAACTTAACAATATCTTTTTCTGCATAACAACTAGAAATCATATATACATTACTAGTTTGTATAAACTTTACATCTAATACTTGTACATCAATATCAAAACGTTTACCTTTTGTACCAAAATATTGACTACTGTGTTTAAGGCTAGACATACGATCAGCTACTTCTTCACGTTTTTTGTCAATACCAACACTATGTGGTAAACTTGCAATAATACTTATTGAGAATTTATTAACGTCAGCTTCTGATAATGCTTTTACAACATTAGTCTCAAAATTATTTAGAGTATTAGTCATTTTTTTAAGCATTAGCTTACCATTAATACTATTGATAAGATTACTAGCTTCTTCTACAGTTTGTTCTGAAAATTTTAGATTTTTTGACGATAACAATGAATTAATCATTGTTTTATTATCGTCAATATTTATTGGATTTTCTGGATCTTTATTATCAGTATAGCCGTGGCCACTTTTAATAAAGCCTTGTGATTTGTACACTTCGATTGAAGCACACATTACATCTAATGTAGTAACATTTTTAAATACGTTTTGCTTTGGCATAGTTTGCTCCTTGTTTGGTATTGTCCGCCCACTTGGTTTTTACAATCTATACTGTTAGTATACGGCTTTAAAAAATTTTTGTCAACCAATAATATGGCATTATAACGAAATATCTTCTAAACCAGCCGCTCTTAGCTTAACTATGTTGTTTATTTGAAAGCCTTTAGCTTCTAAAGCCTTAATAATCCCTATGTATCGATTACGTACTAAACTAAAATCATTGATTAAATACTGTAAATCAACCACTTCTTGTTCTCCATCTACATACTTTTCTGCATCTCTACTACTTAATGCTTTATTATAGTTTTCCAAGTATTTTCTAAATGTTTTAGCACGTAGTTTTCTCATTTCAGTATTGAGAAACTCTAGTATTGCTTCTACTTCCTGTAACTGATTAAATCTATGCTCCACAATACCAGGCATTTCTCTACTATGCTTTTCGAGATTGCCTTTCATTCCACATTCAAAACGAGCTTGATCAATTTCTTTCTCAAAATGAGAAATAGTACCAACTATCTCGCCTAAATTTGCAGTTACTTTACGATACCATACACTCATAGTTAATAGCCGTTATCGTCATCATCATTATAGCTATCTTCACTATAATCATCAAAAGGTTCTTCGTCGTCATCGTTGTTTTCTAAAAAATTATCCATAGCATCTGCAAGATAATCACAATGATCAGCTATCTCTTTGGCCGCTGGTTTTACTTCCATGCCATAATCAGCTAGGTGATAAACAAACTTATTAGCGAATTCAGGTTTATCTTTTTCACTCATAAATTCTTTAGCTTCATCATACAGATTAAACAATAATTCAAAATCTCCATCTGTTATATTCATTCTTACTCCTCGGTTACTTCAGGTGCTTCTATTTCTGGAAGGGCGTCTTGCACATCTTGCGGTTGCTTTTCCCATTCGTTCATTACTAGAGCTAGATGTTCTGCTTCATTACTTGCCCAGGCTTTACGAAACTTTGTTAATACTTCACCAGTAACAGGACTAGTATATTCTAATCTGTTTCCAGTCTTTTTGAGGGCACCTTTACCTTCAAAGAAGTCTACCAAACCACTGTAAGGACTCATTCCTGTTTCATAAGGAATTTCTACTTGTACACTTTCAAATGGTTTACTATATCTTGTTTTCATTACTTTACAGGCCGCTCTAATACCATGTACTTCACTGGTCTTATTACCGTCTGCATCAACTTTTAATTTAAGTTTTCGCATTGCAATAACAATACTACTTGCATATATAAAGCCTTGTCCACCAGATATTTTATCATCTGGATCAAACATATCTTGTGAAGCATACGTATGATTAGTACATACCATACCCACATTATATTGTCCAAACATATTAACTGTGTTTCTAACTAGTGATGTTAGTGCTTTAGGCTTACGACCCATATCACCTTTCATATCACCTTTTTGAAACTGATCAACATCTGTTGGTGTTAGTAACATACCCAAACTGTCTACTACAAACAATACCTTAGGACGATCTTCTTCATTTGCTTCAGCATATTCTGCTTTATAATCTCTCATAAAGTCACTTACTGTTTTAGCAACATCATCAATCATACTCATGTTTAGTTTTAGTAGTTTTTCTGGATTTGTATCCACATCCAAGGCGTGTAGCCATTTCTCATCTAGTGCGTTCTCACTATCAATAAGAATAACAAATATGCCTTGATCTTGTGCATTTTTTACAATATTGCCGGCGGCAATAAATGATTTACCAGCACCTGATTCTCCTGCAAGTACTGTAACTTTACCTAGTGGTACACCTTTATGAAAGTCATCACTGATAAGTTTGTTTAATGTGTAATTTCCTGTAGATATCCAAGTGTCAGGATCATTAAAGCCTACTGAAAGACCTGGAACTGACTTTGTAATACTTTTACGGAACTTACTTACGTCAAATGGTTTTGCCATATGTTTTTTCTCCTGTTAAGAGAGTGTAGCCGAAGCTACACTCTAGATTTAATTACTGCTTTCTATTTCTAATAGCCGCTAAAATGTCTTGAGCACTTGGTGCATCACCTGCTGGAGCCGCAGTAGCAGTTGCCATTTCTGGTTGCTTGTTTACTGGTGCTGGAGCTGGTTGTGGTGCTGGCGCCGGAGCAACGGGTGCTACTGGTGCCGGTTGAGGTGCTGGTTGCGGTGTACTAGCAGTAGTTTCAATTACCTTAGCTTCTGGCTTAGGTGAACTACCACTTGGTGCATCTACACCATATGGACGGTAATAAGAACCAAAACGTTCTGGATCATATAGTTGTCCATCAACACTCGCTTCAAACATTTCAAAAATTGCATTTAGCGATTCTGCATCTGGCTTCTTAGGAAGGAAGTCATTTAGATTAAACAAACCATGTTTTGCAATAGCATCACGTTCTGCTTGATCTAGACCACGTTCTCTACGAGCCCAATTAGATGTTGAATAATCAGCATACTGACCTTTGGTAGATTTCTTAACTGTGAAATCAGTACCTGCTTCAAAATCAGTTGGGATCTCCTGAAATTCAGGATCCATCAATGCTGAGCTGATAATTTTATAAATCTGAGGTGAAATAACAAATCGTCTGATTGGATTTTCTGGAAGACTGTCTTCCTGCATATCACTTGCAGTTACAAAACCTTGGAAAATGTACGAACGTTTTTTCCAATACTTACGACCCATGTCTTCCATAGTCGTATCTTTAAACCAAGGACGGATTTCTGCATGAACTGGGCATTGTTCTCCCCACATTTCCACACATGGAACCTGTACTGTTACTGGTTTAGTTTCGTCTTGACCCTTTACACCAGGAAAACTCAAACGAATCATTTGTCTTTCTTTCCAAAAGAAAGTATTGTTCTCGTCTGCGTCTGGTAAGAATCTAAGTGTTGCTGATGTGCCCTCTGGTATGTTCCAGTGAGCGAAGATGGCGTTATCTGACGCCATGTTAGAGCTTGTGCTCTTCTTGTCTTGTGCTTGTAATTTAGCACGGATATCTGCTAAAGATGCCATAATGTATCTCCTTTATTAGCCTATAATAGTAAGTTAACTCAGTGTTAACTTTTTGGTGTAATCTATTAGATTACGTTTGCCTTTGTTAGCCTGTACAGTATACAGTTTATAGTACTTACTGTCAAGTACTTTTTACGCAACTTTTCTACGTAAACTTTTTACCGATGATTCTACAATACTTTCTGCTGGTACTGCTTCTGTAGACGGTGCTTTATAATGCTTGTCTAAGAATATAGCCATCTTGTTTACCAATAATATTTGTTTTTGTGATAAACGACTTAATTCACTACCAATTAAACTTAAATAATTAAATGCTTCATCATTCTTACTATTCATAGCAAGATATGTTATTAAACTACTTAATTTTGCTTGAGCACCCATACCACCTGAGTATTTAATAGGATCTTCGTTATCTGGATGATCCGGATCTGCTGGATCAATATTAAGTTTAAAATCAGTTTTGTCTTTAATCATTCCATATAACTTCATAATTGCGTCATTAACCATATCATCCATAGAATCTGCTTCCTTTACTATACGAGCTACTGTTTCAAGAACTGCATTCATATCTGCATTCTTAAATGTATTGTACATGAATTTATCCGCAATGTCAACCGGTTTATCTGAATTTTCAACGATTGGAGTTTTAGCTTCAAAATTACTGTAACCCTTTGATGTTTGTAAACTTTCTACAGTATGTTTTAAACCTTTTAATTTGCTCTTACAAGTTTCTACAATTTTTTCGTTAGTTTCGTTAACTAATTTGTTTGAACGAACGTGTCTAACAAATGTATTCACTTGAGCTATTTCTTCACAAAGTTGTAAGATTGATTCACCAATTGCATCATATGGTGTACCACCATGACTTACATGGTTGGCCATAGCTTTTGCACCATTTAAATATTTGTATGGGAATCTAAATCTTTCACCTGTTGAATTTTCAATAAACAAGCCTTTGATGTTACGTGATCTACTACCACGTACTTCTTCATCTACTACTTTATTGTGTCTGATAACTAATCTTGTTGATTCTGGAAACATAACATAACTTGATTTTAATGTACCTGTTGCTTTTCTGTATGCTTCGTTTACTGTTTCAGTAAAATCATTCATTCCATAAAAGTCTGTGTCTTTAGCAATAGGCGGTGCTTTGTAAATATCTGGTTCAGCTTGTATAGCTTCTCTAGCTGATTGTACATCAGATTTACCACCTTCAATGTATAATGTTCCATTATTAAAGAAACCATCTAATCCTGCATCTTTAATAGTACTTAAACAATTTTTTTCATAGCCTTCAGCTACAAAGTCTTTTGGAACTATGTTTTTGTCAAATTTTCTTACGTTATATTCTGCCATGGCGTTATGTCCTGCTTTCTTTATACTATCAAGCATATCTTTGTTTTTATCAAAACTAAAGTCTGCACCTGCTTGAACTACAATTTCAGTATCTTCATTTTCAACTCTTTTTGTTACTAAAAAATCATCTTCGTATGCATAAAATCTAGATGCTGATTCAGGATCTAGTGTCTTAGCACCTGTTACATCAAAAAGTTTTAATTTAATATTAGCACCTTTTAGTATGTTAAAAATTTCTGTTGATAATTCCATTGTTTAGTTATCCTTTAATGTATTTATCATTTTAAGCATTATAGTAGGCTAAACGGCATTGGCTCCATACCGTCATCGTCATCAAACTCGTCATTAAGGTATTCAAATGCACTTTCTTCATATTTTGATACTTCCATACTCATACGTACTATTAATGCTAGTGCCATTACTAGATCATCGTTTTCTCCGTCTTTTGCAGAATAACTATTTCCTCTGGCAATAAATGTTTTTAATTCTCTTAATAGAGGTTTACTTGCTATCTCTAATTTTTCAGTCTCAATCCAATGTTTTAATTTAGCACAGGCTGATATCTTTGATTTATGAGTTGTTGTAAAACCTCTTCTATATCTTCTTGCATTTCCATGTTGTTTTGTTTCAGTTAAAAATGTACCAGGAAAGTTTTCTTCTCCTTGTTCTTCTACTGTAACCAATGCCGCTTCACCAAGTGTATTATTTTCCATACTATAATATATTTCACAATCGCCTTTTGTTTCACTTTCAATATATTGTGCAATTTCTTTTAAAATTTTAATCTGTCCTTGTACAGTAGTTCTATTATGCATCCACTCTGCCATTTGTTTCATTCCAGGCATACTGTATACTTGAATAGCACTATTGTCTCCACCTGTTCCTAAACTTGGATCTAATCCTATCATATAAAGTTTACCTTTTGCTAAAGGAGCATACCATCTAACTTGACCTGCTATTGCATAAGGATCTCTAGCCTCCATATTAGCAAGTTTAATACTGTCAATTAATGTTTCATCAAATGCAATGAACTCGCATTTATGTTCACGTCTAAATCTTTCTTCGCCAATTTTTCCTAATTCAACTTCAGCCCATTCTTCATCTCTGTCTGGATGCATTTCCCAAGTTGCTTGATAATGAGCAAAACCATTTATACCAGTAGCAGTTTCATTTCCAAACTCATCTTGATTTTTTAATGAGTCTCTCCAAATTTGTGCAAACTGATCATCATCCATATTTGGCGTACTTGTAATAATACATTTACCACCCGTTGCTAGTGTAGGTGAAAGTGAAGTCCAGAACTCTCTGGCTATATTTGGCCTAACAAATGCAAACTCGTCTAAGTACACTAATGAAATAGATAAACCTCTACCTGTATTTTCTGTTGTTGATTGTGCTATAATTCTACTTCCATTATCAAACTCTAAACTTCCTTTATTGTAACTGGTTACACCTGCTCTTATAAAGTCTGGTAATGTTTCATATGCAAATCTAACACGTTGCATAATTTCACTAGCACCTGCATATTTGTGTGCCGCTACTAAAATTGTTTGATCAGGATTAAACATAGCATACCATAACAAGTAACCTGCCGCACAAGTACTCTTACCCATTTGTCTAGCCAACAAACTAATACTATATCTATTTTTATGATATACGTCTACTAGTTCATCTTGAAAGTCATATAGATCAAATTTTAAACGTCCTTGAGTAGGATGTTGAATATAGCAATGTTCCCTCATAAAATATTTTGGGTCATTGGCACATCTAGCTAACTCAGTAAGTTGAGCTTCTGTATACTTTTCTTTTCTATAAGGGGTTTTGGTTAATTTTGTGTCTACTGCCACGTTAATCCTCCTGCATTGTATTTATATGAATTAACCGTGCAGTTAATACACCGCACGGTTATTTTTCGGGAGGGGAAATCTTATTTCTTGTCTTTTTTAGCTTTTTTTGACTTCTTGTATGCTTCTTTAATTTCGTCAACTTTATGTTCTTTTAAGCCTACTTTGAAATCTTCAGCATCTAAGTACTTTTTCAAACTTAAATTAACTGATTGTGCAAAATTCTCATATGGTTCACCATGACTAGTTTCTTTGTCTTCTGATGCACCTTCTGCTGGTGTGTTTGCCCATTCGTCAACTCTTTGTTTGATTTCAGCCTCAGTTAAACCTGAGTTTTTAAGAAGTGTAATTAATTGTGTTGTATCCATAGTTGGAGCCTCGTTCATGCCTTTTGGCATATCTTTAAATCTGTTTGGTTTGTAGTTTGCGAAAGCTTCTGATTTAATCTTATCATCCATCATACCTTCCATACTAGCCATACCGTCTTCTTGCATACCTTGTTCTGTAAAGTCTACTTCAAACCCTACCATTTCAGAAATTGCTTTTTCAAAACCTGAGTCTGTGTAAATTGACCACGGTCCATCATGCTCAACGTTTACAGTTCTGTAACCGTCATCTTCTTCGTC